AGAGCCACCGCCTAGGGCGGCAAGGTCGAAGCCGCCCGCAAACGTCCCTGGCACCCCTTGCAAACCATAGCCGCCGATGCTGCCGAGGAGCGACCCGAACGCATTCGCCTGCGCGGTCATGCCGGGCGACCAGGTTGACGGTTGCATGGGTGCCGACACAGGCTGCGCGTTCACCGCCGGCACGGAAGGACCGTAAATCGGCGTGGCCGGCAAAGTCTTCTCTCGCTGGATCGTCCGCGCCGGTTCGGCCGGTCGCGACACGAACGAGCTCCGGATGGGATCAACTCCGAACTTGTCTTCGTCGGCAGCCAGCCAGGCGTCCTGCAACGCGTTGCGCGTCCCGTACTCCCGCGACCAGTCGGACCACGCCGGGTTGGGCACATCGCGCGTGATCGTCTTGCCGGGCTCGTAGCCGATGATCTGTGGTGAGGGCGCCGGCACATTCGGCGCCTGCGAGAACTCCTTCGCCGAATAGCCGACCGGATTGTTGACGGCGTCGTAATTGCCGTAATTGCCGAACCCGGTCGCGGGGCCAAGCGCCGAGGGCGAGAAGGGGCTCGTCGAAGCTGTGACGGCTGGCCCGCCGTAGAGCCCGGCGGAGATGTCCGGAAATGTCATCCCCGTCTCGGCCGGACCGGGGCCGGCCGTCATCGGCGCCCCGCTCACTTGCGCCGACGCGGCCGGAATGTCGCCGCCATCCGCATACGGCCCGAACGTATCGTTGACGATGCTGCCGAAATCGAACCCGGGCGCCGGCGCGCGCGAGGAGAACGCCCCGCCCGGTCCGTAGCCGGTGACGTCGTTCGGGATCGTCGCGGCGTCAGGTGCCGGCGCCCAACTCTGCATATTGGAAAAGCTGTACGGCCCGCCCGCCCGCGGTGCGTTGACCGGAAACGCATCGGGCGCCGCCCGCGCGCCCCGCACCGATCCAGTCGCGTCGTCCGGCAGGTTGCCGAAGATCGCGTTAAAATCCTCGTTCGACATCGGCGTCGTCGAAGTCGGCGCATTGCGCACCGCCTCGAAAACCGCCTCATAGGGATACATCCCCGCCGAGATGCCAGAGATGTCGCGCTGCAACTCGACCCCGCCCGCCTTCGCCATGCCGACCGGCCCCGGTGACGCAATCGCGCCAATGCCGAGATCGGCGAGCGATAGCGGGGATCGGTTTTCGTACTCCTGGAAGGAAGGGAGCGACAGATCGGCGAACTTGTCGTTGAACGGCGTCGTGCCGCCCCATCTGCCAGCGTCGACCCGCTCCGGCGGCAGCGGCCCGGTCGGCACCTCATAGGGGTTCGTGGTGAACGAGGCCGGATTGACCGGCTGGCCGGTGATGTTGCCGTAGAGCGCGGCAAGGTAGTCGTTCTGCTCAACCGCTGCCGCATTGCGCGCCACCTGCTCGTCGACCGTTTCGCCGTAGTCCGAATAGCGCGTCTCGACATTCGCGGAAGGCACCTGCCCCGCAAGCCCGGCGCGCTCGATCGCTTCCTGCTCCGTCATCCGCGACGGAGCGTCGAATTGGCTCATCACGTCGGGAACGGCGGGAACGTCAGGCGGCGCAATCCCGGCGACGTTAGAATACAGCCCCGCCGTGATGTCCGGATAAGTCTGCCCGTAGTCGACGGGTGCCTCGTCGAGCCCCGCGAAGGCATTCGGCCCATACCCGGCGAAGTTGCCGGGTGCCGCCTCGACGGCCGTGTTGACGTTGGAGAACCCATACGGATCCGTCACGGCTCCGCGCGCCTGCGAGGGTGGCGAGGAAAAGTCCGGGCCGAAGTCGAGCGACGCGGGGCTGTAGGGAGCGGGCGCCGCTGCCTCGTCGTAAAACCGCCCCATCGAAATATCAGGGGTCGCGGCCGGGATGGCTTCCTTCGGCGTGCCATAAGGCCCGAGATCATGCCGCGAATACGACGTTGGGGAGATAGCGGTTTGCTGCGGCGCCCGCGCCTCTTTTGGCGTGCCGTAGCGCCCGAATCCGGAATAGGGCTTCTCCTTCGTATTGTGCCGCGGCCCGTAGAATGTCGTAGCGCCGATCTTGGTGCCGGTTCGCTTCCCGAGCGCGTTGTGAATCCGCGTTTCTTTTGCGGATAGTTTCTTCGCCGTCGAGGAAAACTCTGTCGCGTTGCGCGCAATGCCCGCCCGCGTCCCGGTCCCGAGAACGCCCACGACCTGTTTGACGGCTTCGTTGTAGCGCGCTTGCATATCCGGGCGCATTGGCGCTCCGTTTATGATCGTATTCCACGCGGCGTCATACTTCTCCCGCCCGCCCTTGCTGCCGCGCGGGTTCGAGGCGTCGAATTGCCCCGGCGCAGTTATGACTCCGTAAAGGCTCGTTTCCTTCGCTCGATGCCTCGTCTCAGGGGTGTCGAGCCGGTTCTTGGCGACATCAATGACCGCCGCCATCTCGTCTTTGCTGATCCGATTTGCCCCCGTCTCGCCCATGGCGATACCGACAGCCGCAGCGAAATCCCTGTCCGAATAGCCTTTGTCGCTCAGAGGATTCGCCATCGCCTGCTACTTTCATTTTTGGTCGTCGCAGCGCATCCGCTGTTCTTCGACTTCCTCGACACACCATTGCTGGAACGACGGATAGGGATCGGCCTTGGCGCCCCGCCGCTCCGTGACGCTGTAGACGATCCCCTCGCTCTTCATCCGAGCGGTGTAGACGCAACCAGAGTTCTTGCGGCATTTCTTGCGCAGCGGCGCACCCACAAGTTCGACTTTTTCCGACCACGGCATCTTTTCCATGATCATAATCGCCGTCTCGAAGCTGATATGATCGGCACCCGCCTGCGCCGCCCCTGTTCCAAGGATGACGGCAGCGGCGAGAAGGATGCGAAGTGTTTTCATGTGAGCCCCATAATTTTTTAGGATGCTCTTGGGCATCCCGATGAGGCCCAGATTTACCACCCCTCACGGCGACCCGTAATCATCCCTTCGGTGATAGACGCCCTTCACCGGCAAGGCTGAATCGATCAGGCGTTGCCTCGTCCCGTCCGGCCAACTGACGTCGAGCGTAAAGCGGTAGGTGCCGGTCGCTTCATCGGCGAGCGCGGAGGCCGGGAACGACCAGGCGATCATCCCCACGTCCGGGGTCGTGACCGTCGCGGTGCCCCGGACATCGTCGCGGTATCCGTCCCAAATCCGCGCCTCGATGGTCGCGCCGGTCAGATCAGCCGGCGTGCCGTCCTCATTCCACACGGGAAACTCGGCCTCCCACGTCGTCCCGGCCGTGATCGCCGGCATCGGCCAGGTGTAGACGAGGGGCCGGCGGCCCTTGGCGAGATGGAGCAATCGCCCCTCCTACTTCTTGGCATAAACTGTCCCGACCCGAGCCGGCGTATGCAGGTTCATCGGATAGCCGACCGATGCGCTTGTCGTCCCGGCGGTCACATCCCGCCCGGACGGAACGGTCAGCGCGCCTTCCGGCGCCTCGGGCGGTTCGAGGTCCTCGGGGGCGGTCAGCGCCTCGAGGACAGCCGGCACCGTGGCATCATCGCCGAACCAGCGGACGGACACGCGCGAGCCTGCGCCGAACAATCCACCGCCGAACCGCAGCGCCCTGATCTCGGTGCCGCTGATCTCGCTGAGGTTGACGGCACTCGAAAGTGCGTAAGAGCGATAACTGAGCGTGTCGTCGAAATTCGAGGCTTGCGACTTCAGGATGATGAAGGTCGCCGCTGGACCCGTCAGCGACATGTGCCCCGCAAAAACATGCGGAATAGGCTGCGTCGAAGACACGACCGCTAGCGTCATCACCAACGCATTCGCCGTGGTCACCGCCTGAGTCCCGTAATGGGTCGATCCGCCGACGTCGTGATAAGGCCCCGCCACCGAATAGACAGCGCTGCTCACAAATGTCGTTCCATCCCCGGAGATCTGCACAGTTGCCCCGGTGCCGGTCGGCAGGAAGCAGGAGCCCTGAAACTCCACCATCTTGGCCCACGTCGGCACCAAAACAACTTGCTCGGTCTTTCCGGCCATGTCGAAATACTGTTCCTTCAGCCCACCTTCGGACACCAGCAGCGTGTGTGTATTCTCGCCGCCCGCCGCGCCCGGCGTCTGCGCATCGGAGAAAGCCGAGAACCGCGCCGCGACCCCTGTCGCCGTCGCCGTTGCATTGGCCGACAGCGTAATCGTCGTCGCCGTGTCGACGCGGGCGATCTTGGTGCCCGCCGTGACGCCTGCCGCCAGCACGAACATGCCACTGGCCAGCCCATCGCTGGACGCAACCGTTGCCGCCGCGCTAGCGTTCGTGGTGTTGATGGTCGTCGCGACCTGGATCAAGTTTGCGGCGGTATTGCCCATGTCGTCGAGGCCGACGGCGCTGCGGCCACGCATGTCGAGCGTGGCAATCGCCTTGGCGAGATCCCAATCGGCCTGCGCACTGCCGCCGCGACCGCCCGGCGTCACCGGGCAAATCGAGTCGTTAAAGTTATTCCAGAGAAACACAAACAGGTCGTGGCAATCGTCGTTATTGGATTCAGTGCCGGCACCGCTCGCTTTCGAGATCGTGCGCCCGTTGCAGCGGACCCAACCAGCGCGAGCCCCGCTCGCCGGGTTCCACATGACATCGCCGGTCTGGAAAATCTCATCGGCGGCAACGACGACGCCCCCTCCCCCGCCACCGCCCTCGACGATCACGTCCTCGGGATTTGAAATGCCATCGGCCGCATAAAGAATAGACCCGAGCGCGTCCTCGATGCGGACTTTATACTCCGTGCCCTTCGCGATGTAGATCGGCGGCAAGAGGCCATATGCGTCGGCGACGACCGGCCAGGTGTGCGCGGCCGTCATCGGCGCGTCGGTGTAGACGGTGAGCGGCGTCGTCGTGCGCGCCAGGTAGAAATATGCCTTGGCGCCCGCCGCGAAGTCGCCATCGGCCTCGAACAGGCGGACGGGTTGAACATTATATAAAATCGAAAGGGCCATTTACTGATTCCCGCCGTATGCCATGCCTGCAAGCGACGAGCGCAGGATCGTCGTCCCGAGCCCCTTGCGGAATTTCTCGTTCTTGAGCGCCGGCGCCTTGGTCAAAAGCTTGCGCGCGAGCTCGGGATCGAGCAGCGCGCGGGCAAACAGCGAATCGACGTCTGCCATGCCGGCAAGTTTCATATTGCTGGCAACCGACTTGAGCGCGCCCGCCACCATGAGCCCTTTCGGGCCGAGCGCGTGCGCGAGGAGCGTCATGACGGTCGCGCCGGCAGCCGGCTTGACCATGCTCGCAAGATTACCGGCAGTGCTCGACCCGGCTGGGTCTTTTCCGACCGTCATTTGCTTGCGCGAGCGCTCGATGTCGTCCGACAGCCGTTGGAAGCGCGTGGCGCCCTCTTTGCCGAAAATCGCCTCCATGCCACCCCGATTGCGTTTCAGCCAAGTCGTCAGCGAGGCTTTGGAGATGTCATCTGACGCGCCCGTGAATTGACGGACGATATAGTCGGCGGCAAGCCGGCGGAGACCCGCTTGCGCCTCCGCGTTGCCGGCGACCGCCTCCGCCAGTTTTTCGGCCTGCGATGTCGTTTCGAGATACGACTTGATGGCCTTTTCCAGATCCTGCTCGGGAATGCCAAGAACCTTGCCGACCGCCGATTGGTCGAAGTCGTGCAGGTCTGCCAGGCGCTTGGCGGTCGCATCGCGCAAGGTTGCCGTCGCATCCGCCGCCGAGAGGAACCGGCGCTGCACCGCCGCCGGCAGTTCGCTGATCGCGGCGGCGTGATTGTGCGCCCAGCGCCGGAAATCATTCGGGTTGACGGCGCCGTCGCGAATGACCTTTTGCTGAAATGACAGTGCGGCCGCGTCAGTCAGCGCGGCATCAGTCGCTCCCGCCGCCCGCAAAGCGCGGACATGCTCCGCGCCGGTCGGGCCGGGCCGGAACGCCGCTTCCGGCACCGCCGCCTCGGTCATCTTGAACCCGGACGGCGTCCGCGCATCCTTGACGATTGCCTCGACCGGCTTTGCCCCGTAGGGCTCCTTCACCCGCTCGCGCCAGAAGCGATTGGCCTCGCGCAGCCTCTGTGTCGCGCCCGCGTCGCCCGCCTCAAGCCCCGGCGGGGCCGCCATGGTGTCGGCGACACGTTGAAAGAGGTTCGAATCGCTCTCGATCGCCCGTGCCAAACCGTCGTCCATCGCCTGATCGATGGCGTTGCGCAGTTGCTTCGCCCGGAACCGCTCGACGAGGGACAATCCCTGATCCGCGGCCCGCGACGTGAGACTGGTGCGCAATTCCTTGAGCAGGTTGAAATCCCGCTGCGGCCCGTAACTCTTGACGAGATCCGCCGTTTGTTTCTCGACATGGCTCAACGGATTCTCGGCAATGTCCCGATAATGCTGCGCAATGACAGCCTTCAGCCGGCCCGTGCCGACCGTCACACCCTCCGCGCCGATGGCGTCGTATAACTTGTTGCCCTCCGCCTTGACGTCGCGCTGCGCCGTCACCATCGGATCGCGGAGGGCGGACCCGACTTCCTCCGCCGTCGCTGCGGTCCCGGCCCGCGCGGCGGCGGTATCAGCGCCTGATTGCGCTACCGTTTCCGCCTCTGCCGTCGTCCGGTCGAGAGCGTCGCGTTGCTGGCGGAATTCATCGAGCACAGCGGCCTTGCGCCCCTCGCCTCCGGCACTCTCGATCTCGGCGAGCCGCGCCGCATTCTGTTGCGTGCGGCGCTCCTCCATCGCCGTCTTGAAGGTTGCGCCTGTCTCCCGGTCGAGTTCGGTGCCCTGTTGGAATGCCCGATTTTCCTGGCCACCGATGCCGGTGTCGCCGGTTGCCTCGAACAGCGTCGGCTTGGACCCCGGCACCAGCTCGCCGGTCTCACCGCGCCGCGCCCATTCCTCCAAGGCAGGCCGATCGGTCGCGGACGTGCGCAACCGCTCTGCCGCAGCCCGCTGCTGCGCAGGCTCTGTCCGCTGCAGGTTTTCGTCAAAATCCGCAAGCGTGTTCCTAACCGCTGTCTTGCCTGCGGAAGCCGCTGTATGGCCAGCAACTGCCACGCCCAGTCCCGCAATCGTCCCGAAGAGCGGATGAACGTCGTTCTGTTGTGCAAACTCGCCGCCGCCCCCGGCCGCAGCGCCATAGACGCCCTGCACGACGGGTGTCTGCGCCATTTCCTTGATCGTTGCGGCGACTGCCGGATTGACGCCCGCCTGTTCTGCGAATTTCACCGCATCGTCATAGGATGAAAAAATCCTGCCGCCGACCCGAAACAGCCCGGAGCCGGCGAGCGCTTCGACGCCGCCCGACGTGACGGCTTGCGCGATCTTGCCGCCCTTCGACACGGGCGGGTCAACAATGTTGGCCGCGAGTTTCTCCGCGTTCTCCGTCAACGCCCGCGTCGTGCCCATGTAGCCGCCGGTCGAGCGCTCGTGGCGTTCGGCAAGGTCAGTGCCCAACACGGCATCAATGGCGCGATAGCCGTACTGCGTCGGATACTGCACGGCATCGTTGATGAGTCCCGCAACGCCCGCTCCGGTCCCGCCCATCAGGCCGCCGACAATCGCCCCGGTCCCGACGCCCTGCGCCACGTCCTCCGCCGTCGTTTCCGTTGCCGCCTGTCGGTTCATTGCCACATGGATCTTTTCGAGCGAAGCCTTCTGCTCAACCGGAGAGAGGTCACGGAACGTGTCGTCAACCGTGACCGTCCGCCCGTCGAGTTTGAGTTCCATTACCAGGTGGCCTTAATGCCGTTGTCCAGCGTGATGGAATTACTGCCGGCCCCATACGCGGGACTCGGTTCCGGCAGCGCCCCCGCGGCGCCCTTGCCGCGATAGGCGAGCTCGCGCCAGTGCTTCAGTTCGGTCACGAGCTGGTCGTGCTTGGCGAGGAGCGATGTCGATGTGTCGAGGAGCGCCGGTTCATAGCGCCCGACCTTGCGGCGCGCCTCCGACTCGCTCATGCCGGCGCCGGTCATCATGTGGACGAGCGCATCGACGCCGCTCTCGATCTGGTTTTGGACGTGCCCCTGCTCGCCGATCTTGTTGACCCCCATGGTGCGATCCCAAAAACCCGTCTGCTCGCCATTGGCGATTGCCTCGCGGATCTTTGGCGCGTTGGCGAGATAGGTCTCGGCGACGGCCAGTCGGCCGGCCTGCTCGCCGAGGTTCTTCTCGGGATCGGGCCCTCCCGACTTCGCGATCATCTCTTTCTGAATTGCCGCCGCTCGTGCCGCCCGATATTGCCCCGGCGAGATACCAATCCGGTGCGCTTCGGCGATCATCTCGGCGTTGGTCATCGGCGCGATGTTGGAGGTGCCTTGGTTGATCTGCGTCGCCGTGAGCGGTGCACCTTGGACCGGAGGAGCAGTTCCCGAGGCCGCAGTCTGTGAGGCCTGCGGGGCCGGCGGCGCAGCGATTGCAGTCGGGCCAGCCTCGGCAGGCGGGGCTATGGGCAGCGCGGCAGGCGGCGGCGCTGCCACCGCAGCGTTGCCCTGCGGCGGCACGACGTCCGGCTTCGGCATCCGCACGGTGCCCATCGGCTGATACTGCCCGCCGGATGCCCCCGGCAGCACGTAGCCGTAATCCGGCGGGTTCGTCCCGGCCGGTACCATCGATTGCGCGGGTACGCCGCCGAGCGGCGGCAGGTTTGGGTCACCGGCGCCGCCGGACCGCAGTCCGGGGGGACGCTTCGGCCCTGGCGTCACAGTGCCGTCCTGCCAGAAAATATCGCCCGTGACTGGATCGCGGAGGCCAGATCTCGGGTCCTTGAATTCATCCGTCCCCGTGTAGGGTTGCAGTCGATCTTGCCGAGCATCGTCGCGTTGCCTCGCCGCTTCCTGCCGATCGCGCTCCGCTTGCTGATCGGCGCGCTGTTGCTCGTAACGCGCATCCTCGGCCGCCGCGCGCTCGCGTTGGAAGGGCGAGCCCTTTTGCGCCGCGTCGAGCCGCAGCGCCTGCATCCCGCCCTCAAGGTCGCCCGCCCGCAGCAGCGTCGTGCCGAGCGCCGCAAGATCGCCGTTCTGCCCGAAGCCGGCGAGCGCACGCTCCCGGTTGGCCGCCACTTCGGCATCGCGCGTGCGCTTGACCGAGCGGTCGTAGGTCTCGCCGAGCCTGCCGAGCGGGCTGAAATCAATGGCTGGCGGTGCGAAATTGTATTGAACCATCGAAAACCCCTCTTACCCGAACGGGTTCTTGACCTTGCCGAACATATCGGCGGCGAGGTTGGCGACCTGCATGCCGGCGTTCCAGGTATTGGCGTTGGCCTGCTGCCCGGCTTGCAGGCCGGCCGTGCCGAGCCCGGTCAGGGTGCCGGTTTCGGCGCCCGTGATGTTGGAGAGATTGCGCGCCTGGTCGCTGTAAAGGCCTGCCTGGCTTGTGCCGAGGCCAGTCGCGAGCGAGGCCAGCGTATTGCCGTAGCCGGTCGACAAACCGGCTCGCGCGTTCCCTAGCCCGGTATGCAAGCCGGCGATGTCGCGCTGATTCTGGCCCAGTTGGCCGGCCAACTGCTGCCCGAGGGTGGCACGTTGGTTGGCCGTCTGTTGCCCGAGATTGGCGCGTTGTCCGGCAATGCCGGTCGCATAGCCGGCGCGCTGCCCGGCAATCTGCGGCGCGAGGTTGAGATACGGGCTGAGCCGGTTGACGTAGGAGCCCCATTCCTGATTGGCCAGATTGTTGCCGAGCCGCGACAGCGAATCCATCGTATTGCCGCTGGCCGTCATGCCGGCGGCATTGGCGCCGCGGGTCGCCGCGTTCAGCGCTTCGTCCCGGGCAAAGGTGTAGCCCGGCCCGGTCTGGAAGTTCTGCCGCGCTCGCGTCTGGCCTTGGTCGCCATTGACGCCGGCCGCATCGCCGTAAGCCGAAAACCCGGCATTCGCCTGAGCGCCGAGCGGTTGGTAATAGAGGTCTGCTTGCTGCCCGGCATTGGCGAGATACTGGTCGCCCTGCTGCCCGGCATTGGCGAGATACTGATCGCCTTGTCCGGCGAGAGCGCGATAGTTCGGGTCGTTGGCGGCAAGCGTATTCAAGGCGCTGCCCCAAGCCTCGCCGAGCCGTTGGTCGGCCCATGTCGTCGAGGGCTCCAACTGTTGCCGCGCCATTGCATTGCCGGAGCCCAGCGCGGACAGGCTCAAGTCGGTGCCGCGGTTGATGTAGTCGCGCTGTTGCTGCGCGCCGAGGTTGGTGTTGTTGGCACCCCAGATCGCCGTATTGCGACCGGATTCGCCGCTGAAAAGATCCAAGAGGCCCATCAGCCGATTCCTTCCAATTCTCTCAGCCGCGCGTCGAGCGCCTCGTTCATTTCCTTGAGCTGCCGGCAACTGTTGACCAGCGCCCAGATGACGTTTGACGCATCAAGCGACTTGAAATCCTCAAACTGCAAGTCCCCGAGCCCGCCCGGCGCCGTCGTGACGATCCCCGGCATGACCTTTTCGGCTTCCTGCGCGATGAGCCCGACGCGCACGTCATCGACTTGTTTTGTCTCACTCCTGAAGCGGAACATCACCGGGCGCAGGCCGCAGATGGCCGCGAGCCCCTGCGGATAAGCGTGGATGTCTTCCTTGACGCGCGCGTCCGATGGGTTGGCCCAAGTCGTCCCGGACGCTTTGGTGCCGGTGGTGCCGGTGATGCTCAGGTTGCCGAGATTGTCCAGTTTCATCGTGGCGGAGGAACTGCCGACCACGAATGTCATGTAGGCGGCAACGCCGACGGTATGCGTCAGATACATGTAAGTGTTATTGCCGCCGTAGTTCGTCGTATTGAAATACACCGACGACGAATATTCAAACCCCGCCACGCCCTCATGCGGCAGCACGAGTCCTTTGCCGGCGGTCATGAGGCCGGTCGATCCGCTGATTGTCAGCGGACTGTCTATTTCCGCCCCGGTCGTTGCATTGGACCGCGTGATGTAGAAATTACCGTCCGCTTGGTAGTCCCAAAGCCCCCATGTGTTTTTGCCGGCTTTCGTAAACTGAATAACCCGGTCCGTTGCGCCGTCGATCGTGAGACTGCCGGTCATCGTATCGCCGGCCTTCGCGACCCGGGCCGTGTCGCTCGGGTGGACGTGATCCTCGCGCGCATACTTGGACGTCGTGCCAACCGCAGCGACGCCGTCCATGAGCGGCGCAACGGTTGCCGGCGTCGAGGTCCCGGTCGGCCAGGCAACCTTCTTAAAGGCCCCCGTTGCTGCCGTGTCGGAGATCATCAGCCAATCCGCCGTGGTCGGCGAGGCTTTGGTCGTCAACCCGGCGATGGTGACATCGGTCGGCGCCGCCGTACCCGACGTATTGTTGGCCTTGAACGTATAGGCCGGCATCGACGCCAGCACAGGCACCTGCCACGACGTGTCCGACCCTCTCCGGCCGTAGATCTGCCCGTCCGCCGGCGCTTCCGGCATGTTGTTCGAGCCGATGCCGAAACCGGCAAAAATCACCCTGCCGGCGGTGAACGGCGTGCCGCTGCTGGTCGAGACCCAGGTGACCGGAATGGTAAAATAAACGCCGTTGTCGACCGCCGGCCCGCTCACGACGTAATACTGAACGTTGGCGGCATTGGTCTTGTCCTGCACCAGCACCTTGACGCCGGTCGCAATGATTTTCAGCGCGTTGGTGATGTCGATGCCGACCGCGTTGGTTTCATGCAGGTAGAATTGCGTGATCGCGGTTTGCGTCGTGGTGTTGGCCCGCAACTGCCCGGTCGAAGGTGGAACGCCGGTTGTCGTCGAGTACGTGTACTCCGCCGTCGACATGCCGCCGACACCGATGGCGGAGACGGCATTGGCAACGAAACCGGTCGTTGCGATCGAGGTGTCGCTGTCTCCGGCGGTTGGGGTTGGCGCCTGCGGATCTCCGGTGAAGACCGGCGAGGCAAGCGGCGCTGCCCCGAGCGTCGTCCGCATCGCCGCAACGGTGGCATCGTCGAGCACCGTCTTGGCGGCCGGCGTCACGACGCTCGAATCGAACAGCCACGTCGCCCCTGACGAGCTGACGACGATGTCGCCCTTGTCGCCATCGGTAACGCCTGATCCGCCGCCCGCGGCGTTGACCGTCAGGCTACCGGCGGCATCGTTGTAGTTCAGCGTCACGTTCGTGCCGGCGACGAGCAATGCCGCGACGCGATCGTCTGTCGCTTCTGAAAAGTCCGTGATCTGCGCCGCTGTGTGGGTATGGCTTGCGTCGGCCTTGCCGTTGAACGTCGTCCAGTCGGTCGCCTTCAGGTAACCGTTGACCGAGCCCGTGGCCGCCGGCATCGAGACCGTCACGTTGCCCGCCGCCATTGTCTCTGCAATGGGCTCTTCGTCCAACAAGAGTGCCGTGCCGGACACCACGACCGGCGGGGTTCCGGAGACGGACGACACGGCGCCCCCACCGCCGCCGTCGCCGTCGCCATCGGCGCAGCATTCCTCGTCCCAGCGCAGGAAGCGCTGGAACCACTCCCACCAGACTGCCGTCATGAGCCCGGTTGGAACATCGGCCACCGGCACGTTGAATTCCGGTATCGGCGGCGGTTTGGTCGGCATTATGCGGGCCTTGCCTCGACGTCCATGGTCGCGCCGAAAAACACGATCGGCACCGGATCGGCGAAATCGACCCGCCAGCGCCGCCCGGCTTTGGTCGTCAGCCCGGTGCGGTTGACGCGCACGTCCCAGCCGTATTGGCCCTGCCGGCCGATCGTCCTTCGCAGCGGTCGCGACCAGGTGCCGCCGCCGTCGTCCGACCAGGAGATTTCCGCCACCGGGTCGGTTTGGATGGGATCCTGGCCGGTGGCGATGCCGACGCCTGGAGCGAACGAAAAATCCGCCCGGCTGACCGCCAGTCGCTCCGGGAAGTTGCGCATCACCTTGGATTCGATCCGGCACGGAATCGGCGTGAGGTGTTCGCTCTGCATCTGGGCATCGATGGTGCGCAATTCGGTCGAGCCGACGTCGCCGACGAACCATTTTTCAAAGGCCCGGATGGTGCGATGCCCGCGCCATGTAAAGAAGCCTTGCGACTGCCGCTCGTGCCACTGTCCGGTCGAGGTATTGAATTCCCAGCAGCGCTCCTGCGGCGTCGAGCCCATCGCGCGGATGCCCCAGATCGAATTGCCGTAGCTCGTATACACGTAAGCCGTCAGCGTTGCCGGATCCGATACTCCGGCGATGAAATGCTCGACGGCGCGCGTCGAGACGACGACGGGCTCGTAGCCCTTGAAAAAGCGCACCGTGCCGTCCGAGGCGACAAAAAGCGGCGTCTGGTCCCAGCCATCTGTCTCGTTGCCCCCGGCCGCGGCAAACGTGCCGATCAACCCTATCGGGATGACCGCCGAGCGAGCGAGCGGGAACGGCGACGAGCCGACGTTCTGATAGACCTCGATCGATGCCGGCCCCATCGCAAACAGTTGCCGGCCCGAGACGATACCGCGCAGGAGCCCGTCCGGGTTCGATTCCGCGGTCGTCATCGACAGCGGCTCGATTTCGAGATCGTTGAGCCCGGTCGCGACGATGCGCCCGTTGCCGTAGGTAAAAAAGATATAGCCGTCGAGGTGGCAGACGCTCGAGGGCGTTCCCGGCAGGTCGCCGTCCGGAAAGGGCACGACCGTCGTCGGCGTCACCGAATAGGCGCCGACGTTCGTGACGACGACGAGACCGCGCGGCGGCGTCGCCACCTGGTTGTTCTTGGCCCATGTGACACGATCGATCCCCGGCAGTGCGCCCGAGAGCGTCGTCACCGTCCCTGACGGATCGATGCGCTTGACGCAGTCTTCGTAGGCGCCATAGACGAAGCCGTCCGCCTCGATGAAGCCGCGCGGAAAGTTGGCGCCGACGTCCGTGAACAGCGCCGTGCCGGGCACGCGCTTGTAGACGCCCTGCTCTTTTTCCTGTTCCAGGTAGCAATTTAACAAGCGCCCTTGGCTCTCCGACGGCGGATGCCCGCCGGAAAAGTAGTAGTGCAGGCTCGATTGCGGGAACTCGATCGGCGTCGCCATCAGAAATATTGAGCCCTCTGTGTCCCATAAAGGGGCTTCCCCACCCACGTCAGCCGCAACCGATTGTTGAGGCTGTTGATCACCGCCGGGTCGACGGCGCCGAGCCCAAAATCAGCCGAGACGTCTGCCGCCAGCCGGTTGGCAAGCGGCAGAAAGATGATGTCGGGAATGGCCTCGACGTCAGCGACAAAGATCACCTCCTGCTGCGCCAGTTCCTCGAGCAGCGGCCCGAGGTGATCGCGCAAGAGCTGCGCGTCCTCGGCGGACGGATCCTGGCCGGCCCCGACGCGCTGCAGGCGTTCGAGCGCCCGGGTGATCAACTCAAGGGAGGATTTGGCCATTGCCTAGCCCCTACCAATCCCGCGCGCGATAATCGACCCGCACCGCGATCTTGCCCTCGGCAAAGGTTGTCGGCGGAGCGGCGACCGTGAACACCAGCGTCGTCGGCTGATTGAAGGTCTCAAACGAGCCGCCGGCGCCAAGCGGGAACTGGTAGCCATTGGCGGTCTTGATGCCGGCCGCCGTGTCGGCCGCGAGAACGCCGAAGTCGCCCAGCCCGGTGGGATTGGCATCGATGTCGCCGTTGGCCTCCCAGCCGAAATCGAGGTCGAGGCCCTCGAAATTGTCGCAAAACACGGTGCCGCCGACAATCGTGACGTTGGCCGGAATGCGCACCATGCGCCAGACGTCGCCGACCGCTGGGGCTTCGGTCACGTGCAGCGTGCCGATCGAGCAGCAGAGCGACCCCCCCGAGACCGGGGAGGCCACCGGATAGCCCTTTTTGGCCTGGTCCGAACTGAGGACGGTCGGTGCTTCTCCGCTCCGCGGAACGGGTTTGTCAGATCTAAAAAGGGCCATCAGAAAGGTTCTCCTTCGTTGAAATCTTCCTCGGATGCTTCAGTGATCTTCGTTGCCGGCATTTTCGACGCCGAACGGGGCTGCGCGCCTTCCTTTTCGGCTTCGCGCTTTTCCTTCTCGGCTTCCTTTTCCGCTTCCTTTTCGGCTTTCTCGGCCTCGCGCTCCTCATCGGTCTTGCGCGGCCGTCCGCGCTTCTTCGGTGAGCCGTTTTCGTCGCCCGCATCGGCGGGATCGGATCCCTCAACCTCCTCGAACGCCCCTTTCCAGACGGTGCGCAGTTTGTTGGCGGCGTATTCGTCCGCCACCTCGGTCACTTCGCCGTCCTCGAAACTCTGCCCGTAGAAGGTGACCTTTTCTTTGTTTCCGAACTGATCGGTTTTCGAATATCTGAAGCGTGCCACGGGTTTCTCCTCGGGCTCGTCGTCGATGAAGCGGTATTTGGGCACGGCATTTCTCAGGTAGCACCGGGCACCTTGCGAGCGCCCGGTGAGGATGCAACCCTAGGCCGAAGCCACAGCGGCAAACCATCCACTTACGACCCCGTTGTCCTTGAGCACATCCAAATCATTGGCCCCTGTGCCGAACTGGATTTTCCGGACGCCCATGATGCCTTCGATGGCGATGCCGTATTTGTCGCCGTAGTCGAAGGTTTTGGTGATCGTCGACCAGCGTTTCCCGTACACCGTGGCGACTGCCTGCGCGCCGCACAGGTACACGGGCCCGGTTTCGATGGTGCCGTTGGTGGTGAAGCCGATGCCTGGCACTTCTTTGACGATCATGCCGTCCCAGAGAATGTCACCGCCCTCGAAAAGCCGGTTGTTCTCGACCTCGAGAGAGACCTCGCGCTGTGCTTGCTGAATGGCCGTATTGGTTTTCAGGTCGCGGAAGGCGCGTGAGTTGGCATAGACGACGTAGTACCTGCGCCCTTTCGTTTTCTCGACCCGGATCGGCGTAATTTTTGGATCGGCGAGGACGGCCATTTCCTTCATCAACGACAGTGCGCCCGGCGTCAGTTTGTCGGCCGTGTTGTCGATGGTGATCAGCGCGTTGGCGTGCGTGACCGAGCCCGCCGTGGCGCCGTTGTTGGAGCGTGCCGCACCGTACAGCACCCGGTCGAAGTTGGAGGTGTTCCAGGTGTTGCGCTGACCCGCCGAGGCCGTCGCAAAGGCCACGCCGTCGATCGACGCGAGCGCATCGATGATCAATTGCTCGGTGTCCTTCATGGCCCAGTCTTTCAACGTGGCCCTACCGGCATCGCGCAGATCGATCGCCGACTTGATCTCCTCCATTTCGGCGATGCGCACGGCATTGCGCCTCTTATCGATATAAACGCGCTGGCTCCTCGAGGACATGTCCTCCTCGAACCCTTCCAGCATGTTCGAGCCCGTCACGGCGGCGTTGGTCAGCCGGTTGACGAGCGCCAGGGTCGTCGAATCGCCCTTGCCTTTGCCAAGGACTTCCTTGACCTGGATGACGGCGTTCTCGTCCGAGCCCATCGACTCCGAGAACCTGTTTTCCGTCAGATATTCGGTGAAAAACTTATCTTCCCAGCGCTGGACCCGTAGGCCCGTGGCAGCGAGTGTGTCGGCCATGATCGGCCCCTTTACTCACTCGGCAATCATCCGCGATTGCCGAGAATGTCCTTGATGGACGCAGGCCCAGACCAGGCCGCGCCGTTTCGGGAGCCGACGTTGCGCGCCGCGCTCAAATTGGACGGCATGGCGGTTCCCGGCTTTTGCTCGCGCGTTTCCGCGCGGACATCTTCCGTCACCCGTCCCGTCCGGAGTTCTTCGAGATACTCGGCCTTGATCCTGGCCTTGTAGGCCTCGAGATCGGAGCCGACTTCCTGCAATGCCGTCTTCTGCTTGTGCCACTGCACCATGGCTTCGTACTGATCGGGCGACCGCATGATGCGCTGGTAGTCGTTGAGCCACTGCGGATCGGTTTCCCGCGCCGCTTGCAGCGCTTCGTAGGCGCCCTTCACGACGTCCTCGCCGTGGCGAGTGATCGCGAATTGGCTTTGCATGGCCTCGCGCTGACGCTGGAACTCGCTTTGAATTGCGGCGCGTTCCTGCGTGATGCGCGCTTCCAACCGCTGGTCGACCGTGCCGAGCGGGTTGTCCCAGTCGAACTCCGGCGGGGCCTGCGGTTGTTGCGGTTGTTGCGGTTGCGGCGGTTGCTGACGCTGTTGCAGCACGGCGGACGTCAGCTCTGCGAGTTGCCGGCGAAGGTCGGTGACCTCCTCCGTGTATCGCTTCGCCTTCTGACGTTCGGCCTTGAGCGCCTGATAGGGCACCGGGCCTTTGTCGTCGTCGCCATCATCGTCGTCGCCAGGAGGTTCCTGTCGTTTCGGAGAAGGCTCCCCGGGTTCCCGACGCGGCGGCGATTCGCCTTGTTCGGACGGATGCTTTTCCTCCGGATAATCGACCGGAATGGACGGTGCGGATTCGGCCACGGGTTCATCCCGCGCCTTGAGGATTTCCTCGGCACTTGGCATTGCAGTTTCCTTGTGGCTGATGACGCTCAGTCGAGCGAAGCGCCCGTGCGGCGGCGACCCGTGGGGCTGCGAAGTGCAGCCTTTAGCGCCCTTTTTTGCTGCCCTAGAGCAGCTCGACGGAGGCGGCCCGTCTAAAGCTCGCGAACCCTGCGAGCCCTCTCCTCCAAAAACCTCTTGCGGCGCTTGCGCGAACTTTCGTACTCACGCCCGTCGTAGTCCTGATCCCAGAACGCCGCCCCGCCCGTCGTCGTCGGACCCACGGCCGGCGGCACCGGCTCGCCGCCCGACCACGCGCCAGGGGTGGTGAGGGTTTGCAGCGCGGTGTCGTCGAGCGCCGTATTCTGGAATTGTAGATGAGCGATCCACCCGTTCAGGTAGTTTGTGCCATCGGACCCGAGGCGCAGTTGCGTCGGCGTTGGCATCGTGGCGGATGCATCTGTCCCGACCGTGCCGCCATTGAGGCAGGCCGCGATATCGTTGGCAGCAAACGATACCCCGAGCTTGTAGGTCGTGCCCGCGGCGATAGTGCCCGCATCGATATCGGCCTGCGTGACATTACCGTCCCGTACCATTGCCTTCGGATCGGTGCCGCTGCCGTAAAGAAGGATCTGCTCCGCCGTTGAACCGCCATCAGCCGAGATGATCGAGCGAGTCCCGCTCGTCGTAAGCAAGGCGAACTCCGCGACGAACGTGCCAGCCGCCGCGTTGTACCAATCCGAAAAGTTGCTGCCGGTCATCACCGCGATGTCGGCGGCGCGAGCGTTTGTACTAGCAGCGGCCGGTATATACGAACTGGCCCGCGTAGCGCCAGACGCAGAATTATCGGTTTGTGCGCCCCACAGATAGATTGTCCGCCCGATCGTCACGGTTGTGCTGTTGTCGGCGTCGCAGAGCCCCAACCGCCACCCTGGCGCAGAGGTAGACACGGTGCGGGTGATCTGGCAGCGATACCAGCCATTGCCGACGCTCTCGATCAAAGCCCCGCTATACGCTGCGTCGATCGTGCCAACGACGCCAGTCGCAAGGTTGAACCATACCGCAGGGCCAGTTGGGGCGGCGGCATCCCCAGTCATGGCAAAGTTGAAATAGAACCAATCACTTGTTCCACGCTTGGCAAAGATGCTGATGGTGCCCGGCGCGATTTCAACGCTTGACGTCGGTTGGTTAAAATAGGCGGACGCCGCCGCCGCTGTAATCAGATTTGCTGTTGTTGTCGCATCGGGAGCAGCGGCCTGATTGGCCGAAGCCGTCATGCCGGTCTTGGTCCAATTCGCGTTGGAAAAGTCCTGCGTTTGAAGGACACGATTATTATTCGCCCCCTCTATTAGTAACCCCTTGGCGACGTGCGTCACCGGGTCGTAGTCGAAGCGCGGGCCATGCACGGCGGCTGTCGTCGTCGGCATGTAGGTCGAGGGCGTCGTCGCCGTAGTGACATGCTCGAACTGTGCGCCCCAGGTGTAGATATCGCCGGGGCTTGTGCAATTGAGAGTGCCGTCAACTTCCGCGACCCGAATCAAAATCGCAGTCACGGTTGCCAACTCGCCATAACAGCGGTACCAGCCCCCGCCCACGCTCTGGATGCCAATCGATACCCAACCGGAGCCCTTCGTCCCGACGACCCCTGTCCCGAGATTGAAAAATGCATAAGTCGACAGGGTCAACGTCGTGGTGCCGATGCTGATCCAGTTCTTGGTTCCGGCCTTGGCGTAAACGCTGAACACGGCTCGATTCGGCGGCTGCGGCAAGGTCTGGTTGACGCCGCCGCCTACCACCGTTCCAGCCGTGACGTGGTTGAGCCTGTCGGCAGTCGCCGTGCTATCGGGGGCGGTCGTATTGTCCGCTGTCACCGTCGCGCCGCTCTGCTTCGCCCAACTCGCATTGTCGAACGTCTGCGATTGCAGAGCGAAGTTATGCGCCGCGTACTTCAGCAGCCCGTCGCTGCCGTAGTACGTGGCGAGCGAAGTGCGGGAGAAGGTAATGCGCGGATCGAGCGTCGTCGTAATGGTGAAGTCGAGATCGAGCGTCGTCGTCACCGCGCCGGCCTCCTAGGGCTCGAAGACGAGCCTTGCGCTGACGTCTTGCCCTTGACGGCAGCGGCGAGTTGCTCGATCGCCTTCGCCATTGCGTCAAGCCGCTTCTCGATCGACGTCGCAGCTTCGCGTTCCGGCTTTTGCTTTTGGGCCTCGCGCTGGCTCTCGGCGCGCTGCTTTACGGCTTCGCGGCGGTCCTCGTGGTCGAGCGATTGCCGCGCCCGCTCGCCTTCATAGTGCCCCGAAAGCTCTTGCTTGCGCGCCTCCGCGACGAGGTCGTGGTCGACCTTTTGCCGCGCCAGGTCGGCGTCGACGGTCGCCTTCAACTTCGCTTTGTTGGCCTCGATCGCCAACTCCTGCCGATGCTCCTCTTGCTTCTGCGCCATCGTTTGCTGATGCGTCTGTTGCTCGAACGCCAGCCGTTGCTGATGTTCCTGCGCCTTGCCGGCGGCCATCATCTCTTGTTGCTTCGCCTGGATCGCCAATTTTTGCTCTTCCGGCGACGGCGGTTGCCCTTGCTGCGCCGCTTGCTGCTTGCGCTGCTGCATCCGCTCGACGATCTGATCGCGGTTCTTGATGTTCGGCGCCGCCAGAATGAGGTCCTCGAAAGGTATCTCGTTGTTGACGTCGACCTTCTTGAGCTCGACCAACGCCTGCCACTGCTCGATCTGCGGTGCCACCACATCGCTGACATCGTCGATCCAAATGTCGACCTGCGCCTGCGCGACGTTGTTTTGGATGCGCTGCTGCCCGGTCGCCGGATCGATGTCGGGCAGTTCGATCACCTGCCCGTCCGGGAGCGGCAGTTGGGTGGTCGCCGGCTTGTTGAGCGCCGCAAACCTGACGTTGCGCTCGTCGTCCGTGATTCTCACCCACGTCTGGCCGGTCCAGTACTGCCTTATCCGGTTCCAGACCATCCGGTACACCCGCTTGTCGAAAAAGCGCAGGTTGTCCAAAAGGTCGCCCATCTCGATCATGCCGCCCTGCTGGCTCGCCATGATCGCCCGGCCGCTGGCACTGTCGCCGGTCTCGCCCATCATCGCCGAATTCGGCCCCATCAGGTCGATTTCGTTCTTCGCCTCCTGCAGGAGCTGAATGTGCCCGGCGGCAAGGTCGACGCGCTCGCGGAACTGGAAACGATTCTCGGCAAGGCCACCCGGCGCGATCTTGATCACTCCGTCCGGACGCGCCGCTTCCGAGCGCGCCTTTTCCAAGTCGTCGACGACACCTTCCTCGTAAAGAATTTGGTTGCTGTTCAAGAGGTGGAGGGATTTGCTTCTGCGCTTGTTGATCTCGTCCTGCGGGCTGATCATCTCCCGCACGGCGCCGTAGCGCGCACCCTCTTGATCAACGTACGCACTCTGCGCCACCATCCCGGGCTCACTGTCGCCGTCGTCGGTCACGTACGGGCTCTTGCCGTCGAGAAGAATGCCCTCCTTCGTGAACTCCGCAAAATACCAGGCGTCCGCGCTCTTTCCGCCCGTCCGCTTGATCCACATCTGCACAATGCGAACCCGCTTGCGCTTGCGATCGGCCCAGACCTGATAGGACGGTTTGTCGTCGTAGGTGTCGCTGTACGTGGCCCCCGCCAGCGTCTGCTCTAATTCAGCCGCCTTGTCGGGCCAGCGGGAGAGCGCGTCCTCATAATCCATCCACCAGACGCCGCCAAAGTAGGTCGCATCCGAGAAGTCGAGCTCGAGGCTGTGCGGATCGTGGAAAAACCGGTCCCACCTGAACCGCTTGATCTCAATGCAGATCTCGTTCGCATCGCCCTGGTAGCTGTCGTCATAACCCTTGACGCACACTTCGACCGCGCCCGTCCCCTCGATCAACATGTTTCGCCACACCGCACTGCGCGTCATCTTGAAGTCGGTGTCGTCAATCACATAATTCAGCGCATCCGTGCACGCCTCCGCGTCCTGCTCATGCGCCGGCGTGCGGGGTAAGGCCCGCGGGCGGGTCCGCTGCTGCTTCTCCAATCCGACCAGAAAATCTATCTTTCTCTTGATCCGGTTGATGATCACCGCCGGTTGCCCGCGCTTCTCAAGCTCCTTCACTTCCTTCTCGTCGAGCTGGTCTGAATCAACATAGCGGCGGTCGCGTTCGGACAGCTCCCGCGCTTCGTAGGACGCCTCCTCGCTCTCCTCGAACCGACGCACCAGGGCGCTCAGGCCAAAAAGGTCGTCCTCGTCGGACTGCCGAAGAGCAGTCTCGTCGCGAAGATCACGCTTATTGTCGACAACGAGAGAGAGGGGCATAGCGGGTTATCCTAGCGAGGCCCGCGCGGGCGGTTTTTGGCGATCGTCTGTTGCGCCAGTCGATTGACGAGCGCGATTTCCTGCGGCGTCCACTGCTCGCCCTGCGCCTGTTGTGCCAGCGCCGTGCGGTCGGTCTCCGGGTTGCCCGCCTGCGCTCTCATGAACTGCCGCACCGTCGATTCATGATCGGGGTTCGACGGATCAATGCGCTCGCGCAGATAGGCCGGTAGCCGCGGATCGTTGACGAGCTTGAGCAATCCACGGTGCATCGACTCGTGCACAATCGTCTCCGGATCGCCCGCTTGATAAAATATCCGGCCCGTCTCCGGATCGGTCGCGCCGGAAAGTTGCCGCTTGAATTTCGATTGCCCGCTGACGTCCGCCGTAATCTCGCGCGGATTGAACCCGAGCGCCGCAAGTGGCGAGTAGTTCAATGCCAGCGCCGCCCGCGTCATCGCGTCTTGCGTCATCGCCCGTTGCGGCGGCGTGGCATTTTGCGTCGTTGGCGTCTGCCAACCCCGCCCAATCAATGCGCCAAGACTGAGCCCGTCCGCCGGGATGGGCGCCCGCCCTTCCATCGGAAGCGCCCCCGTCTTGTCGCCATAAATGCGGCCCGCCGTGCCCTCAATGTAGGCGCTCGCCGGATCGCCATAGCCAAAGCCGCCCTGCCGCGCCTGCACCGCGTCGGCGCTCGTCGGATAGTTTTGCAGTGCCGG